GCAAGCCTGCGGGCCGCAACGCCAGCGTCAGCTTTGGTGTAATTGGGCCGCAGCTTCTTGCAAAGGTGACGGTAGCCATTCTTAGCCTGCGCACGGCGGCGCATGGCGGTTTTGCAAACGGACATTTCACAGTTTCTCCAAACATATAGCGATGAGCCAGCCCAACAAAACACCGACCGACCCAAAAAATAAAAACTCCAACAGCGACATTTCATTCCTCCTTCTTTAGTTCCTCACCGCTCCTGCGGTGCATCAATTTCCAGGACGCTTCATTGCAGTATAACGAGCCCATATACCCTAGTGATTTTTTCATCTCCGGATATAAAGAGTGGTGTAGTAGCATAGTGTCCGCTGTACAGTTTGACACTTTTAGGCCAGCCCGAAAGATATACTGAAGATCGTAACAACCGTTCTGAAACAATTTTTGCCCCGGAAGGCAAAGGATTTCTTCTACCAACTTCCATGCACAAATCTCGCTATCAATATCAGCCCAATAATTACCGTCAGATTTGCGCATGTCGCGAAAAGGAACGACGATAGAACTGGATCGCGAAGCGGCAAAAGAGATACAAGTGATAAAGCCATCCGCTGTTTCAATGTCCGCGGAAATAATTTCAGCATCATGGTTCTCCGTTATCCAATTTCGGATATCTTGAAGGTCGGGTTCAATGGCGACAACTCTTTCCTCTCTTCTTATTTCCGGAAACTCACTTTCCCGAAGAGCTTTCTGAAGGTCCATATTGAAGGTTATTCTTTCGTGCCAAGCACGTAGAACAAAAGCCGGATGGTACGTAGGGATAACCTTCTTACCAGAAACAAGCGAACAAGCAGCAACGGCACCACGTATCTTCGAAATACCGACAGCCCCCAGGAGCGCCCAAGTAGAGAGATTGCCCATCGCGACGATGACATTGGGATTGGCTTCTCGTATCTCCTTCGCCAGTCGCGGTAGAGAAGAAAGATAGTCGGGGTGCAAGTATTTCCCTTTAGCCAAAGGCGAATAAAGATAAGTCGGTGGGAGGTCTTTCTTGCCGACGCAGAATTTGAGGATATCGTTGTTAGGCGGGCGTTCCTGAATGACATTGGTTATGTAGCAGGAAGGGCGGGAGATGCCGACCAAAGATAAAGTCTGATTGAAGAGACGACCGGAAGAACCGACAAGGGGGAGTTCGGCTTCATCTTCTTCCTTTCCTGGACTTTCAGCCACAAACATTATTTTACAAGGTTTAGGTCCAACCCCGGGGACGGTCAAAGCTTTTCCTCATACCGCTTTGAGAGCTTCGCGATGTTGAAGGAAAGGACTTCATTGAGCGTCAACCCGTTGGCGTCCATCATTAAGTGGAAGTACCAGTACAAGTCGCCTAGTTCTGCTAAGAGCTTCTCCCGCGTAAGCGGTTGCTGTTTGCCGTATAGGGTTTTCTTGAAGAGATCGAGAATTTCGGAGGCTTCGCCTGTCATGCCGATTGCAGCGTGAAGGCTGCGGTTGAGGCTGCGGGAGAAGTGGGTTAGGTGAATGGGTGTGTTTTCGACTTTCTTGTGAAAGTCGGAGTACTCTTCGAGAATCTTCATTTCTCTTTCCTCTTATCAAGGATCATCACCGCACAGCGGGCATAGCCCGCGATGTCAAGCCATGAGTCGAAGTGGGAAGGGGTTTCTATCAACCGTCCCATCTTGATGCAGATGGCTTCCAAGCATTCCCGAAGAGTAAGGTCGGGGCACTCTCCGATAACTGACTTGAGGGATTGAATACGGCAGAAGTTAATACTCGGATGGCCGTAAATAGACGCGCGTTCTTTATTCACCATTCCGGCGAGAGCGGAATCGAACTTCTCGGTATTAGAGAGTTCACGGTCAGGCGGGGTTTGAGGCCCAGGATATTGTTGATAACCGTAAGCGTCAGTCATAACTTTCTCCCAAAAAGAAGGGGGCTTTCGCCCCCCTCGATTCATTACTCCTGCGGAAGTCCCTTCAACTCCTGCACGTTCACGAAAATGGGGAATTCCCCATCATCACCGGGCTTGGAGCCACGGGTGTTCGTCACCTTGAAGACGACGGACTTTCCCACCAAGAGGGGGAGGTATTCTCCCAGCCCTGCGCCTTCGGCGTTCTCACCGAACAGGCTGACGCAGAAACGGTCAAACGCGCGGTGGCCGTTGGCATCAAGGGCGTAGTCCCGCTGCACGTACTGGCGAGACATATCGATCGCCGCCAGCAATTCTTCCTCTACGTCCGCTTCCGCCTGCACAACCTTGATGTTGACACGAAGCGCCTTCGTGACTTCCGCACCGAACTTCTTGTCCACGAATTCATGCTTCGTGATGGTTCCGAGGTAAGTGCCTGCGGGCAGGACCGGAGGCTTGGGAACCGTTCCCATCTTTGCGCCAAGGAAGTCTTCTACGCTCTTCTCAGTCATTATTTAGTCCCTTCATAGTCGCGGAGGATGAACATTTCATACGCTTCCGCAGTTGCAACAACGTCTTCATCTTTTGCAGCGAAACGTTCACCGCCAACGTAAAATTCGACGGCCTGCAAAAGACAAAACTTGCGAAGTTCCATTATTCCTTCTGGTGGAAGTAAGGGGATAATTCTCATTCCGTAGTTTTCCCTCCACGAACATCGCGGAAGAATTCCGCGAGGCCATTTTCAATTTTATAGGAACGTTTTGCGGTGTAAGGGGATGAAGTTTTTACACGGACAATTCCTTTCGGCTGGGTGTTATAAATTCTCTCGGAGCCGCGCAGTCCGGGTTCTTCCTCAAGATATAATACATTATTGAAGTACCTTCCGCAGGAGCGTGAGAACGTCTTACCCGAGGAGCGGGCAAAACCAACGTCTTTACCACCGACGATAGTTTTCTGCGACGGATTTTTAGGATCATCAACTGTCTCCCCGCCTTCGCGGTAATCTTGGACGTGGGCGTTTACTATTAAGTGAGCTTTACATTTATCGCCTGCGAGGCTCCTAAAGGCGAAATCTAAGAGTTCCTGCATCTGCTTATAATCTTGTATCCTCGCCCCTAGATCTAGCCTGCCATTAAGTCCGAGGACGTAATCGCGAACGAGATCACATAGGCCAGATAGAGTGTCGAGGACAATAACATCACTATCCCCAAGAGAATAAGCCCAAAATGGAGCGCCAACCACACGAGGTTTGTCCCAGGAAGATAGTCCGTTGTTGAATTTGTTCCAGCCTTTAGTTTCTGGAATGAGTTTATCAGCCGCGACTTTGAAGTCGTTGGAGATTTGGAGAACGTCAACAGAAGAGATTCCCTTTCCGGCGTAGTGTTCTTGGAGAACGGACTTTAGGACCGGCATTCCGTCTTCGAAATCAAAAATCCACAGGCGGTAGCCTGCGATGGCAAGGGAAGCGAGGCCGCCGGTTTTACCGGAACCGGAGTGGCCGAGGACCATGAGCTTTACTCGGTCGGTGGAGGCTAAGTCTGAAAGTGCAGTCAACTACTTTCTCCCAAGGCGGCGGTTAACGGAGGCAACTCGATATCCTGTATTTTCCTTCATCTTCCGGAACCACTTCCGATGGCGTTCCGCCATCTTCATTTCTTCCGCCGAAGGCCCGTGCCATAGTTCTTCCTCTGGACCATCCTTCGGAGGGCAGTGCTTAGCGAATGCTTTTGCCATGGATTATGCCTCAATACAGGTTGCGACGGGGCCGAACCAGATAAATTCATCAAATATTTCTTGAGGCCAAAGTCCACCAGCCTCGGTAATTCTAGGAAATCCTCTGTGCATTATTACATGAAGAATTTCCCATTCATTGTTTCGTTTGTTTTTTGCGTAATACCAACCGGGTTCAGTCGGAGCTTCGCGCGGAAGGCGGTTGGTGGTATTTTGACCTTTCATTCTTCACCCCTCACTTTCAGTGGATCCCAACTTCTCTTGCCAAAGCCACTTCCGGACCAAAGCTTCCTTGTGCTTGGGCAATTTTGGCAAATCCCAATATACTCACAAGTAATGAAACCTTTTACGCAGGACTTTTCATTCTTCGGCCAATAATTCTGTTGGGAGTATGCTTCCGCCATCGCGATCCAACAGCCGAGATCTTTATACCATTCCTCAAGCTGCGCTTCGGTTCGCGGAATGCTGCGACGCTCGAATTCATCCGCATTCGCGGTGATGCGCACCGCATCAATGATGAAGTCACGCACACGGGTTTTGAAGATTATTTGACCGGAATAGTAATAAAGAGAGACTTGATTGTTGGGGTTGTATTGATTCCAGTAACCGGTGTTTAACGGCATGGAAGTGGTTTTGTGGTCAAGAATGTGGAGGTCCGCTTCGGGGTTTTCAAAGTCGTCTCTTTCTTTGACGACTTTATCCAAATGCCCGCAGAGCTTGTAAGGATAACCGAACGGCGTAACATAGTTAGTCTTGAAGTTAAAAGACAATTCTGTAGCGGGCTTTCCGTTTGGAAGGAGAATTGTCCGCAATGAATCCGTTTGGTCGTTGAAGGTATCGAGGTAATCGACGACGGTGCGAACGAGGGTGAAGCGGTTCTTAGTTTCATGGCCGGATACCCAACCTCTATTCAATCTCGGCTCCCAAG